TTAATAAGTAAAATTTAAATAGTTATATGACTAGTCAGAGTAGTCACTAAACATGACTAGTATAAAATAAATTAACAATCCTGAGAGTAGTGACTCAACATTAGGAGAAATAAAATGGCAAGAAGAATAGGGAAATATAAAATTTCCAAAAGAGAAGCTGAATTATCAGCAGTTGATGGTGCAGTAATATCAGGTAATTTATCTGGTATTACTAATTTAACCGCAACAGGTACTGTATCACTAAGTGGTGCAGTAGCATCAACGGGTGTATTGAGTTTAGGTAATAAATCACAATCAGCTGGTGTTCTTACATCAAAGATTGATACAGGTATTTTAAATTCCCCAACGGTATTTACAACACCTGCACCTGCAGCAACTCAATCTGCTGGAGCATTTACATTAACTGCAGCAATGTTTGCAAATGGATTTATTATAGGTACAGCAAATCATGCAACTACTTCAGCAGTAACAATGCCTGCGAAATCAGTAATGGTAGCATTATTTGGTTCATCAGCAGTAGTTGGTGATTCATTTAAATGGTATCTACATAACGCTGGAACTACTGTAAACCAACCTTTAAATTGGACAGCTGCTACAGGGGCAACCCTAGTAGGTCAAATAGGTGTAAAATCTATGACAGCAGCAGATGAAGAGTCTGAAGAAGGTGGAACATCAACTGGTTGTTTTATGACTAGATTGACTAATGTTGACGGTACAACTATAACATATAGAATATCATAAATAACTAAACCTTAAAACAATAAACAACTTAAAAGGGTGAGATTTATTTCTCACCCTTTTTTGTTTTCATTGATATTTATATATGAAGAATAATATCCATTTTGGAGAAATAAATGTCAAAATTTTCTTATATATATGAAGACCCAACAATAGCATCACAAGTTCAAGACGCTACACCATATGGTACATACGATAATGACTCTACATTTGTATCAGAGAGTTTAAATGTCTGTAAATTTGTTGCAACAAGACTCGGACATCCAGTTATGCAACTAGAATTTAATACTGGTTCAATTTATGCTACATTTGAAGAGGCTATATCAGAATATTCTACACAAATAAATCATTATAATATAAAAAATTGGATGTGGGAATCATATGCCGCAGATGATAAAGTATCTGGTTCAGGATATGGTAATGGTGGAAACACAATGGGAACAGGTAGTCTTCAACCTCAAACTCCTCATATGGGAACAACATTTGTATTATCAGACCAATATGGAGAAGCTGTAAATGTAGGTGGTGGATTAACTTTATATAGTGGTTCAATTGACCTTACAACTGGTTCACAGGTTTATGATTTAGAAACTGATGCAACTTTAGAAAAAGATGGTGATAGATTAGAAATACAAAGAGTATTTAACTATGGTCCATCAGCTATAACAAGATTTTATGACCCATTTGCTGGTTCGTTTGACCAAAGAAATATGTTAGACTCATTTGGTATGGGTAATGTATCTCCAGCTGTTTCATTTATAATGAGACCTATATCACATGATATATCCAGAGCTCAAGCTATTGAAACAAATGACAAGATTAGAAAATCTAATTATTCATTTGAATTAGTAAATAATAAATTAAGAATATTCCCAGTACCTAATAATAGAGATTCTGGTAGTAAAATTCTTTTTCATTATTATTTAAGAGATGATGTAGGAACAACAACAAGGTCTTATACAAATAATAAAGTATCAGACCCAAGTAATATTCCATATAAGTTTATTACTTATAATGAAATAAATGCAGCGGGTAGACAGTGGATTAAAAAATATTGTTTGGCTTTATCAAAAGAATTACTTGGAATTATCAGAAGTAAATATGCTTCTTTGCCATTACCAAATGGGGAAGTATCCATGGATGGAGAGGCCTTAAAAGGTGAAGGTAGGGAAGAAAAGGTACAATTATTAGAAGAATTAAAAGAATTCTTAGAATCAGTAACATTATCTGAACATGCTAAAAAAGAACAAGAAATAGCTGAGGCGAATCAACAAGTATTGAATAAGGCACCTTTACAAATTTTTATAGGATAATGTGATGGCTAAAAAAACTACAATACCAGCAGTAAAACCATTTTTTGTTCCAACAAAGGAAATTGAATTATTTGATGTAATGAATGAAGAATTGATTGACGAAATTGTAGGTCAAGTTGTTGATATATATAAAATATCAGTAGATAACACAGAAGAAAATATGTATGGTGAGTCTACAACAAAATATTATGATAAGGGTTTCAGAGTAAATTGTTTAATTAATTTCATTGAACCTGAGATGCAACAAGATGAATTCGGAGCTGATGTAAATACATCAATTGAAATGTATTTTCATAGACCAACATTAAAAGATGCTGGATTTTATCCAGAAGTTGGTGATATTGTAGATTGGAATAATTTTTATTTTGAAATGAATTCTGTAACTGAACCTCAATTGATAGCGGGACATCCAGGATTTAATCATCAAATAAAAGCTATTGCACATAGAAGTAGATTATCGTCATTACAAATAGAAGAGAGACCTAAATAATGGCTGTACAACCAATAACAAATAAAAGAATTATAAAATATGATACAAAGAATCCTAACTTTGACCCTGAAAGTTTAAAAAAACCAAAGAAAGAAGTTAGTGGAAATGTACAAGAGGATACCGATATGTATGGTGAGAGAAAACATACTTATGTACCAGATGCTAATGGTAATTTAAAGATGGAAGAATTAATGGGTAAGATGTTGAATAAGTTAGACAATATACCTGGTAGCAGTCAAACAGGAACAAAAGCCATTGAAGTTAATATTAAGAAAGAGATTGCTATTGGTAAAGCTGATATGAGTAGTATTAAATCAGAAGAAATTAAAGGCAAAGTTAATAATAAGTTAGATAAACTAAAAAAACTGAGAAAACGAAATGGCCGTTAAACCAATTACAAATAAACAAGTTGTAGCTTCTTCTAATATAAATAGAGGTAAACAAGTTTCTTCTAAAAATACTAAAGTCAGAGATGGTAACAGAAGTAGAACTTATATACCTGGAAAAAATTACGATAAAAATTATTCAGTAACACTAAAAGATATAGATTCAGCTATTTTAAACCAAGTTAAAAAAGTCATTAGACCAAAAGTTCAAGAGGCAAATGAAAATATTGATGTAACTGTTATGTATGGAAACGAAGAAAGATGGAAATCTGTTCGTAAAAGAGGAGTAATGAGAGACAGAAATGGTTCTATTATTTTACCATTAATAATGTTAAGAAGAACAGAAATCACACGAAATGAGACTTTAGGTGGACAGGGTTTTAAACACGATGTTACTAGGGAACGAGTACAAGTTGTACGAAATTCAAGTTGGTCAAAAGATAATCACTATGATAGATTTGCAATCCAAACAAATGTTCAACCTAAATATGAAAATTTAGTTACAGGTATGCCAGAATTTACAGATATAACTTATGAATTTGTTTTATGGACAAACTTTATACAACAGATGAACCCATTAGTTGAAACATTTGTAGCACAAAATTATACATATTGGGGAGATTCTGAGGATTATAAGTTTTTATCAACAATAGATTCTATTACAGATGCATCGGAAATTTCAGTTGATGGTGAGAGATTCGTAAAATCTACATTTACTGTTACAACAAAAGCTTACTTATTACCAGAATATATTAATTCTGTTATAGTAGGTAAAACATCAAATTTAAAAAGACAATTAACTACATCAAAAGTAGTATTTGGATTTGAAGGTGATGCAACAAATAAACAAGTCGGAAAGTAATTTTTGTATATATTTATATATGATAAAAATAATAAATGGAGGTTATAATGTCAGAACCAGTTAAATTTACAGAAGAAGAATTAAGTAAAGTTAAATTATTACAAAACGATTATCTTGATATTCAAAATAAATTAGGACAAGTTAGTCTTACACGAATAAGATTAAACACTCAACTAAAAGCGTTGGATACTGAAGAAGAGAGTATTCTTAAAAATCACGAAGAACTTCAAACTAAAGAAAAAGATTTTTTAGATAAAATTACAAAAAAGTATGGGGTAGGTACACTTAATCCAGAAACAGGTGAGTTTACAGCAAATCAATCCTAATAAATTAAAATAAATATCTGTTTGGTGATTTTTTCGTATATTTATATATGAAACTATTTAAGCATTAGTTTCGCACCTTCGTGAAACAATAAAATTTTAGGAGAACATTCCATGGCAGAAAAAATCATAAGTCCAGGTGTATTTACAGATGAAATAGACCAGACTTTCTTACCTTCAGCTGTTGGAGAAATTGGAGCAGCAATCGTAGGTCCAACGGTAAAAGGACCAGCTCTAATCCCAACTGTGGTAACATCATATTCAGAATATCAAGCTTTATTTGGTGATACATTTAAAAGCGGAAGTAATTACTATACTTACCTAACATCATTAACAGCAAAACAATATTTAAAAAATTCAGATAAAGTAACAATTGTTAGAATTCTAGATGGTGACTTCGGAGGGGCTAAGTCTTTTGTTCCAACTGGAAGTGGTGAATATTTTACAGGTAGTGTACCTTCTTCTACTGTAGATTGGGATGTTGATAGTACAGCTAATTCTTTTGCACTTCATACACTAGCTGATGGTGCTATAATGAATAATACAACAACAGGAAAAGGTGGGTATCCAGGAGGTGATTTAGGAACAAATGGTATCATAACTAATTCAGGTTCAAAACATAATATTAGATGGGAAGTATCAAGTATATCTCCAAATAAGGGAACATTTTCATTATTAGTTCGTAGAGGTGATGATACACATAAAAGAAAACAAATTTTAGAAAGTTGGAATAATTTATCATTAGACCCTAATTCTAATAATTATATTGCGAAAACAATAGGTGACAGTAAAGCTACCATTCAAGGAACAGAAGCTGAACCATATTTAGAATATTCTGGTTCATATCCAAATAAATCAAAATATGTTAGAGTTGAAGTTCTTAAAGATACAGTAGATTATTTAGATGAAAATGGTAATATTAGAGATAATGATTTATTAGGATTTAGTCACTTATCAGCTTCTTTACCAGGATTAAATAGTGGTTCATTTAGTGAAGGAACAAATGGAGTTGCTGGATTTGATGCTATAGGTAATGTAGTAACATCTTCAGCTGCCGGTGAAGATAGTGCTAATGTAGCTTACACCTATAATTTCTATGATGATATTGGTACACAAAGTCAAGGATTTTTCCCAGCTAATGATAATGAAGGTAAAACAGCTTATAACAAAGCACTTAATCTATTAAAAAACCAAGATGAATATGATTATAATTTATTATTATTACCTGGTTTGGAACAAACTGACCATAGTGCTGTTCTTGAAAAGGCTGTTGATGTATGTGAACAAAGAGGTGATTGTTTCGTTGTAATAGACCCAACACAATATGGTGCCTCTTTAACAACAGCAACTGACGAAGCTAATGATTTAGATTCAAATTATGCGGCAATGTATTGGCCTTGGATACAGATACCTGATAACGATTTAGGTAAAAATGTATGGGTGCCACCATCTGTTGCAATGGGTGGAATATTTGCTTTCAACGATAAAGTAGCACATCCATGGTTTGCACCAGCTGGTTTAAATCGTGGTGGAATTGATATCGCAGTACAAGCTGAAAGAAAATTAACTCAATCTAATAGAGACGACTTATATGATAAGAATGTTAATCCAATTGCAACATTTCCAGGACAGGGTGTTACAGCATTTGGTCAAAAGACATTACAGAAGAGGTCTACATCATTGGATAGAATTAATGTAAGAAGATTGCTTATTAAAGTTAAGAAATTTATAGCAGCTTCTTCTAAATTCTTAGTATTTGAACAAAACACAGCAACAACACGAAGAAGATTCTTAAATATTGTTAATCCATTTATGGAACAAGTTCAAGCACAGAGTGGTGTTAATGCATTTAGAGTAGTGATGGATGCTACTAATAATACACCAGATGTTGTAGATAGAAATATTTTATATGGACAAATATTTGTTCAACCTACAAGAACAGCTGAATTTATTGTTCTTGATTTCACAGTACAACCTACTGGTGCGACATTCCCAGAATAACAGGAGAATATAAATGCCACATAAAAGAGGACACAGAGGAAAAATGGGAGTACAACGAGGAACAGCTCGTGGAACTAGATATAACAAAGGTGGACGAGTAAAAAAATATGAACATGGTGGTTCTCATTGTGGTCCAGGTATGATGTATCAGAATGGTGGTTGTGTTTCAATGAAACATGGTGGTAGTGTAAGTAGTCTAACACCAGCACAACAAAATGGTATGATGCCACAAAAAAGAATGAGTAATAGAACAGGTAGGGATGGAGGTAACTTCAGACCAAGACCTAGAGCTCTTCCCCTAAGACCTCCTCGACCACCTGGTCCAGGTTTACCACCACCAGACCCAAGATTAAATCAACCAATATCACGATATAAAACAGGTGGAAAAACTCGTAAACTGAGAAGAGGTGGAAGAGTTAAAAGAAGATAAAAATATAAAATTTAGGAGAATTTAAGTGGCAGAAAAGATAATTAGTCCAGGTGTATTTACAGATGAAGTAGACCAAACCTTTTTACCAACAGCAATAGCTAATATAGGTGGAGCTGTAGTAGGTCCAACTATTAAAGGACCAGTTTTAGTACCAACAACTGTAAAATCATATTCAGAATATCAAACAATATTTGGAGATAGTTTTAAAAGTGGAAGTAACTATTATACTTATTTAACATCTCTTACAGCTAAAGAATATTTAAAAAATAACGATACATTAACTATTGTTAGAGTTTTACCTGGTAGTCCTAGTCAAGCCACAACTACAATATCGTCTTCTATTGACCCTGCTATTGTAGGTGGTGGAGTACAAGCAAGTGCTAGTATACATTTTACAAAAGTATCTGCTACAGCAGGTGCAACTGCTATTGCTTATTTAACTGGAAGTGGAAATGAAGCTTCTTTTTCCCTCGCTGGAGCTACAGGTAGTAACGCTGTTGGGAGTGGGTATGTCCAATTTGCGTTTACTGGTTCACTAGGTGCTGGAGTTCTTCCAAATGTAAAGGGAAAATTATTTGCACAAATAGGAGGAATAGTGGTTACTCCCCCTGCGACAGCTGGAGTTGAAGCTTGTAAGTCAGTAAGGAATGTCATTAATCATGCTGATAGTGCTTCATTACATGGTTTGGATATATCAGCCTCATGTGGTGGTTCTGGAACAGATGCTACTGCTACTGAAATACTTAGTATGTCATTTAATACTCCTGGAGCTTATGGTAATGATGGTAATAATCGTGGAGCTTCTACGAGTGGAAGTGGATGGGGTACATTAAATCCAATAGTAACATCATCAGTCAGTATGTCGAATAGTACTAATACTTTAGGTGGTATTTCTAAATTCCAAGGTGGTAAAGATTTAAGTGCTACTTATAAAACACCATTCAAATTACATACTCTATCAGAGGGTACTCTTTTAAATAGTGGTGATGATACAAATTTAAAAGAAACTACAAATAATTTACTTC